TATCTGTTGCTTATTTGGGAGATATGGTTTCAGGAACTGCAGCTCAGTTTTCAGGAATAGTTTCAGCAGCTTTTGATGGTGCTCTTACTGGAGATGTAACTGGAGATGTTACTGGAGATGTTACTGGTAATGTTACTGGAGATGTTACTGGTAATATAGATGGTGCCAGTGGTTCTTTTTCAACTGGTATTTCAGCTACTCAAGTTGATGGAGCAACAGCTACCTTTACAGGACAAGTGTCGGGTGCTGGCTTAACACTGAGTGGAATAGTTTCAGGAACTTCTGGTACTTTTACAGGAACAGTTTCAGCAGCTTTTGATGGAGCTTTAACTGGAGATGTTACTGGAGATGTGACAGGTGATTTAACAGGAGATGTTACAGGAGATGTAACTGGTGATGTAACAGGTGATATAGATGGAGCAGCAGGATCTTTTTCAACAGGTATTTCAGCGACTGATATAGATGCAGCTACAGCGACCTTTACAGGACAAGTATCAGGTGCTGGATTAACATTAAGTGGAATAGTTTCAGGAACTTCTGGTACTTTTACAGGAACAGTTTCAGCAGCTTTTGATGGAGCTTTAACTGGAGATGTTACAGGAGATGTTACTGGAGATGTTACAGGTGATGTGACTGGTAATGTAACTGGTGATATTGATGGTGCTAGTGGAGCTTTTTCAACTGGTATTTCTTCAACTGATATAGATGGAGCTACAGCTACATTTACAGGACAAGTATCAGGTACTGGACTAACTCTAAGTGGTAATGTAACAGCTGCTGCTGCTACTTTTAGTGGAAACGTAACTGCTTCAGGTTATTGGGGAAGTGGTTCAAATTTAACAGGAGTTGCTACAACAGATGATGTTATAGCTCTCGCAATAGCATGAGGATAAAAAAATGGCAAATACTTTTTTAAATAAAACATCAAGAGCTATTGGTACAACTCCTACAGAAGTAGGAACTTATACTGTAGCTGCATCAACTGAGACTACAATTATAGGATTAACAATAGCAAATATACATGCAAGTTCTACAATTAAAGTTGACTGTTATCTAAAAGATAATGGTAATGAAACCTATTTAGTTAAGAATGCTCCAGTTCTTGCAGGAGGAACTTTAGTAGTTGTAGGAGGAGATCAAAAAGTAGTTCTTACAACAGGTGATAGTATGCTTGTAAAGTCGGATACAGCTTCAACTGCTGATGTTGTAATGTCTATTTTAGAGATAACTTAATATCTTTAGTAAGGAGGAGAGATGAGTAGATGTAGAGATGTCGCAGGACTTATGCCAATCGTAGTTGTAAATAATGCAACTAATGATATGGGTGATAATATTGTTCAAAAACCTATTATAAAAGACTATGGAGAAACTCATAATGCATTAGGAGATACAGGAGGAGGAACTGATGATATTGATTTAACTGCTGGTAATGTTGTATCAGCAACAGTATCAACAGGAACACAAACATTTACTTTTTCAAATCCTACTGCTTCTACTAATGGTTGTAGTTTTACATTACTATTAACCAATGGAGGATCACAAACTGTAGTCTGGCCCGGAAGTGTAGATTGGGCTGGAGGTTCTGCTCCTGCTTTAACTGCATCAGGTTTAGATATTTTAGTATTTACAACTGTAGATGGAGGAACTATATGGCATGGAGCTATTGCAAGTACCGATAGTAAGTCTCCATAATGGCTGGCACAGGGAAAAATGAATTGTGGTCAGCAGCAGGAGCCGCTGCAGCTGGAGGAGGAGGCGTAACTTATTTTGGTGATGGCTCTGATGGTACTGTTACTTTTGATGGAACGACAACCGATGGCATGAGTGCTGGTGCATCTAGTTATGGATTTTATTTTGAGGATGGTACTTCTACTAAAATATATCCAACTCCATTATCATCTGCAACTGATAAATTTTATGAAATAACAGTTGCCAATAAGAGTGGTTCTTATGATGGAGATATGGCAGTTAAAGAATACTCTGGACTAACTATTGATGCTGATTATATTTTAACTACAGATCAACCATGTAGAGGACTAATGGTGCTAGTTGATGGAGATGCTACAATTAATGGTTCATTATCTATGACTTGCCGAGGAGCAAATATTGATCCTACAACTGGTGGTGTTGCAGCAGGAGGAATAGATATACCTGTTAAGCCAGCTAGTGGAGGATTATCAGAAGATTTATCTGGTGGAGCAGTATTTGATGGATGTGGAACTGCTGCTGTAGCATTAGAAGGAAATTTTCCAAATACAGGAACAGGAAGTTTATTAAATATTCCTAAACTTGGGATGCCAGATACTACAGGAAATGATGGAGACTCAACTTGGCGTTATTGGAATGGTAGTGATGCCGATAATTATACAGTAACTTCCAGTTGGGATGCAAGACCTGCTGATTGTGGTAAAACAGGACAAGGTGGAAACGGAGTTGCTAAATTCAATATGGGAACTGGTGGTGCTGGATCTTGTTTTTCTGGAGGTCCCGGGGGTCCGGGTGCTTATGCAGGAGGAGGTGGTCCACCAGCTCAAAGTGCAAATAATTTCGGAGGAGCTGGAAAAGATGGATATAATTCTGGAGATTGGGGAGCAGGAGGAGGTGCAGGAAATCCCGGAGGATCAGCAGCTACACATAGTGCAGGAGTGGGAGTTGATGGAGGAGATGGTTGTGGTGGTCTAATAATTTTATTAATTTCTGGAGATTTAACTATTGGTGCTGCTGGAGGAATTTATTGTGGAGGAACATCAGGAGGAACTTTACCTAGTAGTGGACAAGTTTTAACTGGAGCTGGTTCTGGAGCAGGAACTATGATTGTAGGATATGGAGGAACTTTAACAAATAATGGAACAATATCTTGTACTGGAGGATTTTCTACAGTAGCAGAAAACTCAGGTAAAACTTGGCCCGACATACCTCATGGTGGAGATGGCTCAGTACAATTAATTAATTTAAACGCATAAAGGAGGATATATGTCCTATTTAAAAGTAGAAAGTGGATCAGTTACAAAAGCAATTCCTAATATTCGTAAAGAATATTTTAATGTTTCTTTTCCTAATGGTATACCTAATCAAGAATTTTTAGATTTACACAGTTTGGTGGAAGTAACACCAGTAACCATTACCCATCCAAATGATCAAGTTGAAAATGTTGATCCTTATAAAGATGATGATAAATGGTATACACAAAAAGTAACAGCTTATGTTGAGCCAACTCCAGAAGAACCTACAGATGAACAGAAATGGGCAGCAATTAGAACACAAAGATATGAAAAATTAAGAGAGTGTGATTATGTAGTGTTAGAGGATTCTCAAGTATCTAATAAAGATGCATGGAAAACTTATCGTCAAGCATTACGAGATGTACCTCAAAATAATAATGATCCAAGTAATATTACATGGCCCATTGAACCATCATAATGATTGGGTATAAAATAAAATTATGATAAACTATGAGTTAAAGTTAGGAGAATAAATTATGGCATATATTGGAGCAGGAGCATCGTCTACTACTGGTTCTTATATTGGACAAGGACTTGAATTTGGTCAAGTAACACGTACTATTGTAACAGCTACAGATTCACAAAAAGCTTTTACAGGATTAACGTACTCACCCGGACAATTAGATGTCTTTCTTAATGGAGTTCTTTTAGTTGATGCACAAGATTATACTGCTACAAATGGTACTATTGTATCTTTAACCAGTGCTGCAAGTGTCAGTGATATTTTTGAATGTCATGCTAATAAAATGGTAGCAACTCCTTATGGAGTTTCTATAACTTTAGCTGGTGATAGTGGAAGTGAAGTTCTTGCAAATGGAAATACATTAACAATAGCTGGAGGAAGTGGGATTTCGACTGCAGCGGCAGCAACAGATACACTTACAGCTACTTTAGATTTAGCCTCAGCAAATACATGGACTGCACCACAAAGAAATGCTTTGACAGTTGATAATGATGGTAGTTTTGATATGGATGCTAATAATAATTTCAAATGTACGCCTAGTGGTTCTGTGACTCTTACTTTTACAAATCATACAGATGGGCAATCGGGTTATATACTTTTGGT